ACGTGTTTGGTGGAACAGATACAAAATTTTATGTACCACACACAGCAGAACAATATTTGAGAAGTGCTGGTGTTGTTACAATAGTAAGAGTTTTAGGATTAAATGGATATCAAGCTGATAGTGTTCAACTTGTAACCTCAGCTAGTCATTTCGGTGAAGGTGGTTACGACGAAGATTCAGCCGCTGGAGATAAATCTGGTCCTGGTCAAACTACAATAGCAATATTAGCACCATCACGTGGTGGAACAAACGGAACTGCTGATTTAAGTGGTACAACAGCATCTGGTAGTTGGTCTTCATTTAATTTACAAGTTTCAGGTAGTAATGTAGCACCAGAATCTTATGTACTATCATTTAGTACGGGTAGTGAAAAATTTGTAGATAAAGTTATTAGTCCAGATGCACAATCTGAAAAGGCTGGTACAAATGATGCATCTGTTTATGTTTATAAAGTATTTGCAGAATCGTCACACATTCACTTTGGTGGATATTCTGCATCAGCAAGTCCAAGAGTTAACCCAGTTAGAGCTATCGCTACTGCAAATGGATTAGATTTTACAGGTGGTGTAAATACTATTAATGGAAAAGGGCAAGATGATTCATTAAGTGCTTGGACTGGAAATAAATCATTTCAATCAGCAAGAACACCATACCTACAATCACAATTAATCAACGGTACACGATACGAGTTGTTCAGAGTTTATACTCGTTCACATGGTACAGATATGAACACAAGTTACAAGATTAATATCTTGAACATTAAAGATGCTGATGATGTAGCAGGTTCAGATTACGGTACGTTTTCATTACAAATAAGAGTATATAATCCAAACGAAACTGATGATGATAATATAGTAGATACGTTTGAAAATTTAACACTTGACCCATTAGCAAGAAACTATTTTGCTAAGAAAATCGGTGACCAATATACTGTGGCAGATTCAAATGGTAAATTAACAACATATGGTGATTATACAAACTTGAGTAACGATATTCGAGTAGGTGATTACGGTAGGATGGAAGAAGACGGAGTATTTAAGTATCCAAAGAACGTTGTTCCAATGGGACACTCAGCAGTATACAATACTGTTCCAGGTACTACAAATATACCTTCAGCTTCATTTAATAGATTACAAGTAGATAGTAATGGTAATTTTAGTGAAACTTTATTTTACGGATTTGATTTTACAACTTTATCAGGTACTTCTACAAGTGATACTCTTCAGTATTTAGGACCAATTCCAAATGCAGGTTCAGCTGGAAACAACATAACAATGTCTCTTGAGGATTTCTTTGGACACACAGACGCAAGTACATTAGGTAGTACATTTTCAGACGGAACTGAAAAAATTACTCTAGCGTTATCAAATATTGCACAGAGAAAGTTCACAGTTCCAATGCAATGGGGATTTGATGGAGTCAACCCAGCTATACCTGTTCACACAGGAGTAAATATATCATCAGATGGTACAAACACACAAGGGTTCGACCTATCAACTTCAACAGCAAATGGAACAGTTGAATATAAACGAGCAATCAATACTGTAAGTAATCCTGATGAATTTGACATTAACTTGTTAGCAATTCCAGGTGTTATTCACGGATTACACTCCGCTGTAACAAATCATGCAATATCAAAAGTAGAATCTCGAGCAGATGCTCTTTATATAATGGATGCATCAGCGTATGACGATAGTATTGATAGTATGAAAACTGCAATCAAGACACTTGATACTAATTATGCAGCTACATATTATCCTTGGGTTCAAATTGTAGACCCTAGCACAGACAGACTAATTTGGGTACCACCTTCAGTAGTGTTACCAGGTGTAATTGCTCACACAGACCAAATAGCTCACGAATGGTTCGCACCAGCAGGTCTAAATAGAGGTGGTTTGACAAGTGTAGTAATGGCTAAGAAAAAGTTAACTCACGCTGAACGTGATGATTTGTATGAAAATCGTATTAATCCAATCGCTTCTTTCCCTGGTCAAGGTGTAGTTGTGTTCGGACAGAAAACACTACAATCTAAACCATCAGCGTTAGATAGAATCAATGTTCGTAGATTGTTGATTGCATTAAGAAAGTTTATTGCAAGTACTTCAAGATACTTAGTATTCGAACAGAATACAGCAGCAACAAGAAATCGTTTCTTAAATGTTGTGAATCCGTATCTTAATCAAGTTCAACAAAACAGTGGTTTAAGTGCATTTAGAGTTGTAATGGATGATTCTAACAACACACCAGATGTTGTAGATAGAAACCAATTAGTTGGTCAGATATTCATTCAACCAACAAGAACAGCAGAGTTTATTGTTCTTGATTTCGTAGTACAACCTACAGGAGCTACATTTCCTGAGTAAGTTTGACTTATAAAGTAGATGTAATGTATAATGAAAAGCCCCAATTTCGGTTGGGGTTTTTCTTTTTTTACTTAAAATTTCTTTAATTGATATTTATTTATGAGTACAAATAAAAGACTTTTAGGTCAATAGGAGAATAACGAATGGCTACATTAGACCCTTCAGAAATTATGTTCACACCATTTGAACCGAAAACGAAAAATCGGTTTATTATGTATATTGAAGGTATACCAGCATATTTAATAAAAACAGCGAGCAGACCACAAATTCAGTTCGAAGAAATAGTTTTAGACCATATCAATGTTAAACGATATATTAAAGGTAAAGGTGCATGGCAACCTGTTGAGATTACATTATATGACCCTGTAGTTCCATCAGCAGCTCAAGCAGTTATGGAATGGGTTAGGTTATCACACGAATCAGTAACAGGTCGTGATGGATACTCAGATTTTTATAAAAAAGATGTTACATTTAATATGTTAGGTCCAGTTGGTGATATAGTTGAAGAATGGAAATTAGTCGGTACCTATATCGAAACTGCAAACTTTGGTGATATGGATTATGCATCAAGTGACCCAGCAGAAATTAGTTTAACTTTAAAATATGATTACGCAATCTTACAATTCTAACAGGAGAATACAATGACTGAATGGATAGCAGCAAATTGGGAATACGTTTTAATCGCGATTTACGCTTTAGAAAAAATCGTAAAACTTACACCAACAAAATATGACGATATCGTTTTCGATATGATTCTTAAACCAATCAAAGAGAAATTCGCGCCGTCAAAATAATTTGTTATTACGAACAAAACAGTTATATTTATAATTGGTTATTAAAAATTAATCACAAAGGAGTCATTTATGGCTGATTACAAATTCCCTACAGAGGTGGTAGAGTTACCATCTAAGGGTTATTTTTACTTTGAAGGTCACCCGCTATCAACGGGAAAAGTAGAAGTGAAATATATGACCGCTAAAGAAGAGGATATTCTTACCTCTCAGAACCTAATACAACAAGGTACAGTAATTGATAAGTTACTAGAAGCATTGATTGTAGATAAATCAATTAATATAACTGATATGTTAGTTGGTGATAAAAACGCAGTTATGGTAGCAGCTCGTATTCTTGGTTATGGTAAAGAATATTCATTTAATTATGATGAAGAAGAGCATTCAGTAGATTTATCAGTGCTTGAACCTATAAAAATAGACTTTTCTAAATTTACTAAGGGTATCAATGAACTTTCATATAAATTACCTGTTTCAAAAAGAGAACTTGTTTTTAAGTTGTTAACTGGAAAAGATGAAGACGAAATAACAGCAGAAATTAAAGCAAGAGAAAAAGTAAATAAAAATCAAAGCTTTGAACTTACTACTCGTTTAAAACAAATGATAGTTTCAATTGACGGTAAATCTGAAAAATCATTTATTAATAATTTTGTAGATAATGAGTTTTTATCAAGGGATTCTTTACCATTTAGACAACATTTGGCAAAGATTACACCTGATATTGATATGAACACAACAGTTGTTGATTCAACCGGAAAGGAGGTTGAGGTTGCTATTCCAGTAACCGTTCGATTTTTATGGCCTTCCGCCTGAGTATAAACTTCAAATACACGAAGAAATATTTCAACTAATATTACACTCAAAAGGCGGTTTCACTTTTAGTGATGCTTACAACCTACCTATATACCTTCGCACATTCTATTTAAAAAGACTACAGACTTTTTACAAGAAAGAAGCAGATGAGTTACAAAAAGAAATGAACAAACATAAGAGTTCATATAAAAAGTAATTTTCTGTATTACTGATATTTATTATTGAGTTATAACACTTAATATTAATCGGAGATTCAAATGCCTAAATATAAAAACCTATCACCTAAATTAATTGAGGGTTTTCTTGATAAGATGCTTGG